GGCTCTGCTGTCGCTGACTCTGCTGTGGCTTCGACCACCAAGGGTCTGCGTACTGCTTATCCTGGCGTTGAGTGCAACATCGCTAACGTCTGACTCTTTGGGGGATCCTTAGTGGTCCCCTTTCTTTTTATCCATTGCATATAACATCTCTGTTATGTCGTCTTATACCACTAACGCTCAGACTGAGCTTCAAGCTGTTAATGAAATTCTGGCGTCAGTTGGTCAGGCGCCTGTAACCACTCTCGATCAAACCAACCCGGACGTTGCGATTGCATACAACACCCTTCAACAGGTGTCACGGGAGATACAGGCAGAAGGGTGGACATTTAACCGTGAGTATGAGTACCCATTCACACCAGATACCAATAAGAATATCGTCATCCCTAATAACATCCTTCAACTTGATCTCACTCCCTCCTATCGAGATCAGGATGTAGTGCGTAGAGACGGTAAACTCTACGACCGCACTGCTCATTCTTACGAGTTTGAGAATGAAGTTAAGTGTGATGTCGTATGGTATTTCGATTGGGTTGACCTCCCAACTCCGATTAAGGATTACATTGTTGCAAGAGCAGCAAGCGTTGTCTCCACACGTATTGTTGGTGACGCAACTCAATTCCAAATGCTACAGCAGCGCGAAGCCTATGCTAGAGCTGTTGCACTTGAATATGAATGCAACCAAGGTGACTATACGTTCTTTGGACATCCCCGTGGCGCTAACTATTACAACAGCTATGAACCCTTTAAGGCATTGTACCGCTGATGGCAAGTGTAACTCAATCTATCCCTAGCTTATTGGGTGGTGTTTCAAAACAGCCCGATGACAAGAAGCTCCCAGGGCAGGTACGTGAAGCAATTAACTCTTTTCCTGACCCAACCTTTGGTCTTACCAAAAGGCCAGGAACAGAATGGTTGGCTACAATATCCTCAACGCCAAACCAGTTCAATAATGCAAAGTGGTTCTACATTAATAGATCCCTAACTGAACGCTATATTGGCTGTTTCTATGGGAGCAGTATCAAGATATGGAACGTTGCAAATCCGTCTGCAACTGTCACTGTCACGAATAGCGGAAGCTCTTACCTTAATTACGGTAGCTCAACTGCTGATGCTTCCCTTCAGGTTCTGTCTGTTCAAGACACTACGATTGTAGTAAATAATGCAAAGACAGTAACTGCAAAGGCGACACCAGCACCGTTTGGGAATAAGAATGCAACACTAAAGCTATTGAGTGTTGAATATGGCTCTGAGTACAAAGTCACAATCAACAGCTTCACCACAAGCTTTACCACAAGAAATGCTGACAACGGCACTTGGGATCACACAACAACGAACAAGTTCCTGAATCTCCAAGAAGTGTTGGATACACTATTTACTAATATCCAGACCTTAAACACATCCAATAGCCTTGGTCTCACAGTAACAAAGCTGCAAGGCTCCATTGAGATTTCTGGCTCAAGTAGTTTTACAATCTCAGCAAGTGGTGGTCTTAGCACAACAGCACTGCAAGTAAATCAGACCACATTTAAGAATATCTCAGAGTTACCTGCTCAGTCAATACACGGTAGAACTGCACGGATTGATTCTACTACAGGTAAAGAGGATGTTTACTGGGTCAAATTTGTAGCTGAGAATGGTGTATCAGGCCGTGGTATTTGGGAAGAGACCGTAGATCCAAATGTCTCACCGGGTCTTGATGCATCCACAATGCCCCACAGGCTATCAAATCCCAGTCTTAATACATTTGTCTTTGAACCCATTCCTTGGGAAGATCGCCTTGTCGGTGATGATGACACAAACACACATCCGAGTTTCGTAGGGAAGAGCATCGAACGTGCTTTCTTCCATAACAACCGCCTTGGCTTCCTAACAGAAGATAATGTGTCACTCAGTCAAAGCGGTGAGTTCTTTAACTTCTACCACGCTTCTGCGTTGACCCAAGTTAGCAGTGATCCTATTGACATCAATTGCTCAAGTCTAAGACCTGCTGTTCTTCACTCGGTCATCCCAGCAGCCCAAGGTCTAATTCTGTTTAGTCGGCAGGAACAGTTCCTCCTGTATTCGGATGACGGCATTCTTACACCTACTACAGCCACAATCCGAACAATTAGCAATTACGATAACGATAAGCTGGTCATACCAACAGACGTAGGTTCCAGTATTGTTTTCACGAGTAAGTCACCAGGGTACACGAGAATCTTTGCAATGATTACTCGTGGTCAACAGGAGAACCCTGATGTACAAGATATTGGGCGGATTGTGTCGGAGTGGATTCCTGATACTGTTACGCAGTTGGTTGCCTCTCCACAAACATCCTACTTTGCATTGTACGGTCCCTCCTCTGAGTACGCATACTTCTTTAGGAATTATGTTGTCGGTGAAGATACAGTCATGCAGGCATGGTTCAACTGGAAACTACCTGGTCAGATCCAGTTTATGGTTCCTGATAATGACGATGTTTTCATCGTCACTTACAGCAACGGTAGGTACTCACTGCTGCAGACCAATCTTACACAGTCACCCTCCACTCCAATTCTGAGAACTGATGAAGGTCAGGTGGTGCAGCTGTGTCTAGATATGTATGCCAACCCATCGTCAATCGTCTATGATGCTACTAGCAAAGTATCAAAGTGCTATCTACCGTATTCGGATATATCAACCCTAAATCCAGCTATTGTCATTGCTGATCCACTAAATACTGGTCAGTCTGGCTTCTTCCTTACTCCAGAACGTGGCTCAGATGGTGGGGGTGCATACCTTATTGTTCCAGGTGAAAACCTTACTGGACAGACATCTAAGGTCTATCTGGGATATAAGTACGAATTTGATGTCTATCTTCCTAAGATCTTCTACAGACCATCTGAAAATCTTACGGATTATACCGCGAATCTAACTATCGCCAGAATTAAAGTATCAGTTGGGTTGTCGAGTAATGTAGGTTTTAAGCTGAAAGCAGCAAATATGAATGAGTGGTACGACATTCAACTTGCCCAGAAAGCTGACTACTATCTTTCTGATGATGTACCACTTGCCAACGAGACGGTCTATACACTGCCCATTCATCAGAAGAACACGAATTACACGTTGAGGATATACAGTGACTCACCATTTCCGTTGTCGCTTACGTCAATGACATGGGAGGGTAACTATTCCCCACGATTCTACAGGAGGGCCTAATGGCAGCAGCATGGATTGGATTAGGGCTAAGTGGTATTTCATCAATCTTTGGTATTGCTGGGCAAAACCAGCAGAACAAAGCACAACAAGACTACTACGATAAGCTCTACAAACAACAGCAAAAACAGAACCGCATTAATCAGCGGCAGATTAATCGCGATAATAAATACAATAATACCCTATGGCAGTTTGAAAATTCTCAAGGTCAGAGGCAAACTGACTGGGCAAAGCAGGATGCTCGCACCCAATACAATAATCTTGTTGCTCAGAACCGTTACGCGGATTCCATTGACAAGGCGCAGTGGGACTATTCCAACAAGATGCTTACCTTTGATTACAACAATCAGGTAAGGCAGTATGCCAAGTCAGAGCAGAATTACAAGAAGCAACTGAGCTTTAATAATCTAGCAGCGGCCCAGGCGTATGAGTCTGAGCAGAATGCCAGGATGGAGATCAGTATTGCAGACTCCTTCCAACGACTTGATCTTGCTATTGATCAACTTCAGGATGCTGGAGCTGTGAAGGCACGAGGAGCTGCGGGTAGAAGTGTTCAGAAGGCCGTTCAAACTACTCTTGCTGCATATGGCAGGAATATGGCGAAGATGGATGAGAGCCTCAAGAGTGCTGATCGACAACATGCACTTAATCTTCGTTCAATTGATCTGAAGAAGCTTGAGGCTGATCTAGCAGCTGATGCTGCCCGTCTGCTCAAACCAATGATGCCTCCGCAGATGCCACCCCCGCAGGCACGTCCGCTACCTGAACTTAATCTACCAATGGATTGGGTCAAGACGCCTAAGCCTCCCAAGAGGATCTCCACACAGGTTGCACCTGTACGTCAGACAACTGGTGGAGGTGGCTTTACTACGGCTTCTAGTGCGCTTGCTGGTCTGGGATCTATCGCAACTGGTGCTTATAACATCTATAGCAAAAAGTAAACCATTTCTGGTTAATCAATGAAAGAGGTACAGTATCAAGGGCACGCCCGTGCTATGCCATTTGATCCTGTTCGGGTGTCAAATGCCAATGTAGAACAGATTGCTCGCCAAGGCGCGCAGACCCTGAAATACATGCAGATGGCTGCAGAGCAGGATATTAATAATCGCAAAACTCAGTTGGACGCAATGCGTACCAATTCAGAGTTTGAGCGTCAGCAACGTAACACCAATGAGCGGTTAGCGTCTGAAAATCGTCAGGCACGCATGAATGCTCGTAGTCGTGGGATGGATATCCGGCGACAAAATACTGAGCAGAGACTGTCTGATACTCAACGAGAGATCGAAAATCAACGAGTATCCTCAGAGATTAGGACTGCTAACGCCCAACAGATCTATACCAATCTTTCTAACTTCAGTGCTACCGCTAGTAAGTTAGTTGGTGAGATCGCCAAGGATAAATACGAGACCGACCTTACTGATGAGTACACCAAGACTCTGATGTATGGCCTGCCTCCTGAGCAGGCTCTAGAGCAGCTCAAGGGTGAGCATGAACTTGCTATCAAGGGTGAGATGTATGAACAGAAGGCGGATGTCCTTGAAGCTCAAGGTGCTGATCCTCATTCTGTTAGCTATCTCCGTAGTCTAAACCCAGCACGTAAGGTTGGTCGAGAGAAAGCATTAGCCCAGATGGCTAGTGCCAACTATAACTCTTGGCTTGATAGCCAGTTCCAAGCCAACAACGAGTTTAAGCTTGTACTCCCTGGTCCTGAGGGAAACCGTGAATTAACACCTGCTCAAGCGGAGACAAGTGCAGACAAGGCAGCATTTATGACTGCTTTGATGCCAGAGTATCTCAAGCAAGTTGGTCTCTTTGGTAAGTCCTCACAGTTCCTTGGTGAAGCACTCCTCAACATGCGTAGAGCGCATGATGATATCCTTGCTAAAACCAAGAAGTTTGAGGCTGAAGAATACAACAACCAAATTCGTGATCAAGCTAGGGATTCTTACTTCGATAACCCCTCCGATCCATTTGCTGGTCTGCAGTACTTCCGTACCCTTGCACGTAGTAAGCAGAATGGTGTACCCCTTGGCTTTGCTGCAGCTCGTCAGCAGCTCTTTAAGGATGTCTTCCTAGCTACTGATGGACAGGGTAATCCCCGTTTCTCTGAAGAAGATATCGAACTCCTCCTTGCTCAACCATTCGATGGACAAGACCGTACACCGATTGGTGATCGCTTCAGTGCTGAGGTCGCTGCTTTCAGGCGTGAACGGAGCAACCTTGAGACGACGCTGTACCGTGAGAAGAAAGCCCAAGAGGAGCAGGATCACAGCGAGTGGAATGATCGTACTCGTGAGTGGCTCAACAGTAACTGGCAAGGCGATCCAGCAGAACTAGATCCCCTTATTGAGACGGCTCAAAAGGCTGGTAATGAAGCTGGAGTCAAGATGCTCCAGATGTACTCCCAAGACCTCAGCAACACCGGAAGGAACGACAAGTTCTACAGTGAACTCTTTGCAGAGAAGGAGCTAATGGGTGTCCTCTCTGTAGATGAAGTCCTTCGATCTGACACTTCTACTAAATTCAAACTTGCTTGGAAGGAACGTGCAGCTAATGCTGAGCAGAATGCTGTCCCCAAACAAGTTCGTGAGGATGCTGAAGCAACAATCAAGTCAGCTCTTGCAAGAAAGCTTGGCGAGCTTGATACTTCAAAGATTAAGCATGAAAGCTATGGACGTGCTGTAAGTTCTGCAATGCGTCAGTACATGTCAGATGTACGCAACTACATGCTACGCCCCAATGCAACGCTTGGAGAGGCTGATGAGTACGCTTTAGGGCGATTCCAAAAGGAAATTGAACGTCAAGGTGGTAGCTACGAAGTATCTAGAATTGGCAAAGACAACCTATCTAAAGGCAACTTCTTTGCACGGCACGTCCTTAAGCCAACTTCTGCTATTACGTTCCCGCTCACCCAAGCTCGTGAGCAGCTCAAAGCTGATAACAATCCTCAGTGGAGCCTCCAGAACCGTGGATTGTTGGATCGAGCAGAGCTTGAAAAGCTAAGCCAGCGAGCATCTACAGGACAGCCCATTCGTCTTCCTGAGTCATCACGTTACATCGCCAACATGACTGGTGTTAGCCCACTGGATGTTGTCAATGCACAGTTGAAGTACTACCAGCTTGATCAGATACCTGTGAAGGCGATGCAGCGTACTGTTGCTTCTCTTGATCCTGAGTATCAACGACTCCTTGCTTATCAACCTAACCAAACACGAGTTGAGATTGCAGGACTTGGTAGTGGCAATGTTGCAGCTGTACCAGCCAAGCGGATTCGTGGCAGGGTTAACTCACCATCAGAAATCCTTTCAACATTCATTGCCGCAGGTGGTGACAGTAAGGAAGCAGTGTTGATGACAGCAATTGCAATGGCTGAGTCAAGCGGTAGACAGGATGCTACTCGTAGTGATACTGATGTGCATGGTTGGTTCCAAGTTCGTTACCCAGTTCATGTTGATAAGCTGCGTGCATTAGGTATTACCTCTCGGTCTCAGCTGCTTGACCCGATGAACAATACTAAAGCTGCACTAGCAATCCGCCGGTCACAAGGTCTAGGAGCTTGGGAAGCTTATACCAATGGTGCATACAAACGCTTTTTACCACAAGCAGAAGCTGCTATGCGTAGCTTTGGTGAGACTGCATGGCGTCAGGGTTCAACGATGAACTTTAACGTTGTTCAATACCTCACTGGTGATACAGCTTATAGGCACCCCAAGAATAATCCGCAGTTCTACTACGCAGCTGATCACGGTGGTGGTAACTACCACGAGCATGTTGGCTTTAGGTCTCGTCAAGACCGAGATCGGGCTATTGCTGTTCTTAAAAAGCATGGTGTAAAGATCGGCTCTATGAATGATGGTGTTCATGCTCCAGGCAGTCTTCACTATGAAGATCGTGCCGTAGACCTTCCAATGCCATTCAACATCGCTCCTGGTAGTCGTGAGGAGCAAGCTTATTCCCGCCGTGTACGACAAATCTTAGGTATTCCCGGATGACAGACTATTTTGACCTTTCAAACGCCCAGGTAATTACTGACCCTGATGAAGAGCGTTATATCCATGATGTAAATACGCGAGCTATTATTGAAGGTCAAGAGGACTCTCTCCAACGCGTTCAGTCTCAGCAACCTCAACGGCCTCCAACAGCTCCTACATCAGCAACACCTAAATCTGAATCTGAGCAGCCAGGTGGACCTAGGGACATTGCTCCCCTGAAAGCTGCTGCTGACTTTGCTGATTCTATTACCGATGTAGCTGTCAAAGCACCCTTATTGGGTGTTGGTGACTTTGTATCTGATGTAGCTGGACTTCTTCCTCTTACCAAAGGTATTGATGAGTGGTGGGATAAAACTGCAACTCGTTCTGAGAGTCAAGTAGAGAATGCAGTTCGCGATGCATCCTCCATTATTATTCCCACTCTTATTGGCACAAAGCTTGCTATTAAGGGTGGTAACCTAGCAGCTCAGTCCGCAAACCTATCTAAACGTCAGCAGTTGCTTGGTAAGCTTGCAGCTGGTGTTGGTGTTGACACTGCCGTAACTGCTATTGCTAGTACCAGTGAGCGTGATGACAACGTTGCTGGTGCTCTCAACAAATGGCTTGGTTGGGATATACCGTGGGCTACTCGTGATGGTGATAGTCCTGATGTTATTCGTGCAAAGAATGTCCTTGAAGCTGCTGGTCTAGCTGGTGCTACATCAGTCCTTGAAGGTTTCTTTGCCTTACGTAAAGGGGCTACACAGCTTAAGCCGAAGGATGCTCTTGCTGCAGAAGCTATCGAGGCACGACAAGCCGCCAAAGCTGTTGATGAGGATGAAGTCGTAGCAGCTGTAGCGAACCGTGAACTGCTTCGTGAGGATGCAATCACTGAGGAGGCTATCCGTAAGCTGGAAGCTGATCCTCAGGGTATGTATGACCCGTTTGTTAACAACATCTATGAAGCTCAGAAGCGTGGTGTCAATAACGTAGATGTTGACCCTTTTCAGGCCAAGATTGACCATGCAGTGATTCAGCAGAATCTTGGTACTACCAATGGTCGTGCAACCTCAGTTGTCACAGACAACGTGATGGAAGGCCTGATGAATGCACAGCGTGGTAGTGAACGTGCTAACTACTTAGATGACCTGTGGCTTCGTGCTGCACCATCTGCCGATGCACGCATCAATATCATGCGTGAAGGCCGTGTGGAGGCTGTTGAGATCTCTGCCAAGGATATCAACAAATCTATTGATAATCTCTTTAACGCCACTACCAACAGCGATATCACCATTGAACAATTCAAGGGTATCGTCAAAGAAATGCGTAGGGTTGTCCATAACTCTCATAAGGTTCTTGATGAGGCTGGCTGGGTAACAACCAGCAGAGCCTTCAAGCAGGCTTTTGACACCATCTATAACCCCAACAATCTTCGTGCATCTGCACTGATCACTCAGAATGCTGCAGATAACGTTGCTGATACCATCAAAGCAGAGCGTCTCATTAGTGATGTAGCAGATACTTCACGTCAACAGGAACTCATCATCAAGAAGCTTGAGGTGATGGCTGGTGAGATGAAGGTTCGTAGCTGGACTATGGGTAGTGGACTTGAGTTTCTCAAGTTTAAGCAAGGTAAAAAGTCTCCTGAAGAAATTGCAGCCTGGATGAATACCAGGAACCAAGCCTTCGATGAAGTCATGGCAGCGAAAGCAGAGAAGGGCCGTGAGTTCTTAGAAACCTACACTCGCATTGCAAGGGAGAACCCAGAGTTCATGAAGCCTATGTGGG